CTAAATGTAACTGTGATAAAAGAAGAAAAAAATTAAATAAGATTAAAATTAAAAGATGGTAAAATTTGAAAAAAAAGATTTTAAACTTTGGACAGTATTCCGAATGGGTACAAAACAATACTTATCAGCCAATGAATTTGAATTGGTTTGCAAGTTACACGCAAAATATTACAAGCATAGTTTTTACAAACCCTGCACCTGTTCACCCAAAACAATAAATAAATGGATTAAAGATTTAAATGTAATTTGGGATAATGGGAATCCAGAAAGTTAATCAATGGGAAAAAGCAGTAGTAATGATTTTAAACCTTGATGGATGGGATTTGAAATGGACTGGTGAAGGAAATTCTAGATGGGATGCAGCAGGTAAAACCCCTAAAGGTTTTGATTGTGTTATTGAAATGAAGTTCCGAAAAAAGTATTATGAAGAAAAATTAATTGAAAAAGATAAATATGATGCATTAATGTCTTTAGATAAAAAGATTATTAAATTATATTTTGTGAATGATCCTAAAGGTAATTTTCTTTACTGGCTAAATACACTTAAGCTACCAGAACCTGTAAAAAAATATTGTCCAGACACTACAATGTGGACAAAAAGAAGAATAAAAAAAGATGTTTACCTTCTTAAAGAAAACCAAGCCAGTAGAATAAATATCAATCTTTCTTAAAAAAAAAGTTATTAAATTTTGTTTATAATTCAAATAGTTCTATATTTGAAAAAAACAAAACAATGAAAAAACTAATTTATGTTACCTCAAAAGATTTAAAAATAATGACTGATAATCAATTAGTCAATTGTATTAGAGATTTAAAATCTATGCTAAAAAAAGCTAAATTAGAAAATCAAGTTAGAAATTATTAATTAATTAAATGGCTGCATGGCAGCCTTATAAAAACAAACAAATGAAAAAGACACTAAAATTAATATCTGAATTTATGTTTATTGTAACAATATTTGCTTTATTCTGGGCATCACTTTGGATATTTGCATAAGATGAAAAAGCAAAAATCATTATGGAGAAAAAATAAGTATGGGCAATGGTATAAACTAAAACCTGTAAATAATAAGGAAGTATTTATTCCTTGTGATGATACTACCCAAACTTATAATTGGCAAATAACAAATAAAAGTGGAAAACTTAAAGCCAAGAAATGAAAAAAGAAAAAAAGGTTAGACAGTACAGATCAAGACAAGGCAGGTCAGATAAACAGTATTCTAGTTCAATGGCTGTTTTAAGTATTGCTTTTTTTGGTATAATATTTATTTTAATATTAGTTGTATTTTTATGATACTACTTGTTGATGCAGACAGCTTAATATTTGCGAGTTGTTACAGGTCAAAAGAAAATCCTGATGACCATCCATACTATGAAAACATAGAAGATGCTAAGATTAAGTTCGACCATCAATTTATGAAAATAGTAAATGACCTGGAAGAACAATTTGAAATAGACAAGATTATAACATTTAATGGCAGCAAAGGAAATTTTAGAAAAATCCTTACTTCTAAATATAAAGCTAATAGAAAAAAGCAAGAATTACCACCACTCCTTCACGAAATGCATAACTATGTTAAATGTCAATACAGGAGCATATTTGGATATGGTATTGAAACAGATGACCTGGTAGCTAGATATTGGTATGAAATAAGTAACACAGTTGGAAAAGAAGAAGTAATGATTGTAAGCATAGATAAAGATTACAGACAGTTTCCCTGCTTGATTTATAATTATCACCACAAACACAAACAAATAATTAACATATCAGAAGAAGAAGCATTATATAACTTCTATGAACAATGCATAGTAGGAGATACAGCAGACAATGTAAACTACTTTAAAGGAAAAGGTAAAGCATTTGCTAAGAAATATTTTAAAGACTGCAAAACACAATACCAATACACTAAACAACTATATTTGTTATTCAAAGAAAAATATAAAGGCAAGGCAAGACAGAAATATACAGAATGTTATAACCTTTTAAAATTAAGAACTCAATAATCTAAATTCAATAAAATGGCACATAATCCAAACGCATTTGAAAACCAAATATTTAATTATTTCAGGGAACAAGAAAAAGAAATAAACAAGGCAATACAACTTTTAAATAAAAACGATTACACTATTATTAATCCTAAGGGAAAAACTATTAAAAAAGATATAAAAAAAGAAGTATGAAAAACTTAAAGCCTATTGAAATTGCTAATAAAATAATTGAATTTTCTGGAATAAATATATTTAAAAACACACGACAAAGAAAATATGTAGAATACAGAGCATTATTAGCTAATATACTTAGAAATAGATTAAGTATGAGGTGGACTAATATTGCAGTATTTTTCAGATCACAAGGAAAAGATATGGATCACGCAACAGTTATGTATAGTACAAGACAATATAAGATGTATAAAAAACACAACAAAAAACTTGAAGAAATAGAAAAAATCTTCACATTTAAAAGTGATTTAAATTATGATGAAATAGATAGAATACACTACTTAGAAAATAAATGCAATTCCTGTGAAACTAAATTAAAAGAACCACTAGTAAAATTAGTTAGAGATATTCCTGAAGATAGAACTGCTGATGTTGAAGAAAACATTAAAAGACTAATAAAGGCTTGGGAATGGAAAGAAAAAGTACTATAATGGAAAAAGACCAAAAGAAAAGAAAAGAAATTCCTATATATAGTGGACTAATTAAATATTTTCCTGATGCACTTTGTGAAGTTGCAAAGGTATCTTATATAGGCAGCAAACAACATCATCCTGATAAACCATTACATTGGGATAGAAACAAATCCACAGATGATTTAGATGCACTAATGCGACATCTTCTTCAAGCTGATGAATTAGATATTGATGGAACACCTCATTTGGCTAAATGTGCCTGGAGATGTTTGGCTGCACTTCAAAAACAAACAGAAAATAAAAACAAATAAATTTAATATCTTATGAATCACTTAGATTTATTTAGTGGAATTGGGGGTTTTAGTTTAGGTCTAAAAAAAGTATTTAATATAAAGCATACATACTATTCAGAAATAGATAAGTATGCAATAGATGTATATAAACATAATTTTAAAAATAGTACTTATGTCAAATCAATTACAGATGTTCAAGGAAGGAACTTACCAAGAATCGATGTTATCACTTTCGGAAGTCCTTGTCAAGACTTTAGCCTGGCAGGAAAAAGAAAAGGAATGGATGGGGAAAGATCAAGTCTTATTACCGAAGCAATTAGGCATATCAAAGAATGCAGACCACGTTTTTTTATCTGGGAAAATGTTAAAGGAACATTCAGCTCAAACTCTGGCTCAGACTTTTGGGCAATTATCCAAGCCTTTACCAACATTGGGGGTTATAGACTTGAATGGCAACTGCTTAATACAAGTTGGTTTTTACCCCAAAATAGACAGAGAATCTACCTTGTCGGATATATTAGAAACGGAAGTAAAGGACAAGTATTTCCTATCACAGAAAATAACAGAAAGGTTAATGACATACAAGGACAACAAGCAAATACCTGTACACTCACAACAAGATACGAAGCAGGAGGAAATGGAAGCTACATTATTAAACGTAAACTCAATGCACAAAAAATAATTGCACACGATATTCCTGAAATAGTAAAAAAAAGAAAGTATGATATAAATATTAAAGAACTTAGATTGTTTATAAGAAAACACAAAACAAAATCAATAAAACAAATAAGCAAAGAAATGAATCTACCATTTAGTCAGGTTGAACATTGGTTCAGAAATGAAGAAAAGTGGTTTAGTATTCCACCTGCTGAAATATGGTTTAAATTAAAAGATGTTTTAAATATAACAGAAAATAAATATGATAAAGCTATAACAACTTTTATTGAAATTCTTGGAACTTATGAAAAAACAAATCGTGTTTATGATAGTGAGGGAATAGCACCTACTTTAACAAAAGAATCAGCAGATGAAAGAATTATGATAAAAACAAATAATAGAAAAGGTTATGAAATAGCTGAACCTGGAGATACAATAAACTATCAAAATCTACCAAGCAAAACTCGTAGAGGTCGAGTGGGTAAAGGGATAGCACAAACCTTAGATTCAGGTGGAGAACAAGCTGTTGTAAATTCAAAAATTATCAGAAGATTAACACCAATAGAATGTGAAAGGCTACAAGGGTTTCCTGATGATTGGACTAAAACTGGAAAAGAACTAGGAACAATATCTGATAGTCAAAGATACAAGATGTGTGGCAATGCTGTAACAGTAAATGTTGTTAAAGCTGTAGCAGAAAGAATTAAAAAAGTAATTTAATTACGTTATATAGTAAAGATTGATTAATCAATAAAATATCAATTATGGATAAAAGAAAAAATAATGGTGGTTCAAGACAAGGTTCAGGAAGACCAAGAAAGGCTGATGAAGTTAGACTAATAGAGAAAATGGATAATCTAATAGATAATGATGAAGTAATTAAAACACTAGGTCAGCAAGTCTTAAAAGGTGATTCTAGGGCAATGTCTTTATACTTTGGTTATAGATATGGGAAACCTAAAGAATCAGTAGATATTAATTCTTCTGAAGGTTTTAATATAAACTTCAAAGACCTGATTAAATTTAAGTGATAGATATAAATAAAAAGTATGCACCCATACAACAATCACCTTCTAGATATTTTATAGTAACTGGGGGTCGAGGTTCTGGGAAGTCTTTTTCAATTAATCTACAATTAGTGCTGCTAACCTATGAAGCAGGACACACAATACTATTCACTAGGTTTACATTAGCATCTGCATATATTTCTATAATACCTGAATTTATAGACAAGATAGAAACCTTAAACATACAAGACCATTTCCATATTACAAAAGATGAAATAATAAATAAGATGTCAGGCAGTAAGATATTGTTTAAAGGTATCAAAACATCTTCAGGAGATCAAACAGCTAATCTAAAGTCTTTAACTAATGTCAGCACTTGGGTTATGGATGAAGCTGAAGAACTTGTAGATGAAGGCATATTTGACAAGATAGATTTATCTGTTAGAAACCTAAAAAAACAAAATAGAGTTATATTGATATTGAATCCTGTAACAAAGGAGCATTGGATATATTCCAGGTTCTTTGAAGATAAAGGAATAATGGAAGGTAGCAATACTACAAAAGAAAACACAACATACATACACACAACATATCTTGATAATATTGAAAACCTATCTAAATCATATTTAACCCAAATAGAGAATATCAAGAAAAGAAGACCAGAAAAATACAGACATCAAATGTTAGGTGGATGGTTAGCTAAAGCTGAGGGTGTAATATTTAGTAATTGGAAGATAGGAGAATTTAAACAAATTGGTGTTTCTGTATTTGGTCAAGATTATGGATTTGCATCAGATGAATCAACATTGATAGAAACCAACATAGACACAACTAATAAAATAATCTATCTAAAAGAATGTTTTTATCTGCCTAGATTAACAACAACAGAGATTGCACAATTAAACCTTAAACACGCAAGAACTAATTTAATAGTAGGTGATTCTGCTGAACCAAGATTACTTGCTGAGGTTAAAGCTAAAGGATGTAATGTAGTAAAGTCAATAAAAGGTCAGGGTTCTATTACATATGGTATTTCACTACTACAAGACTATGATTTAATTATTGATCCTAACAGCATAAATCTTATTAAAGAACTAAATAACTATTGTTGGTTAGAACGTAAATCAAACACACCAATAGATAAATGGAATCATTGCATAGATGCTATAAGATATGCAGTAAGCTATCAACTCCAGAATCCAAATAGAGGTACATATTATATTTCATAAATAAGTTATTAAATTTTGTGGATAACTTTAATTGTGTTATTTTAGCATAAATGAACGCAATAGAAAACATACACAACTTGGAATACCTCAGCAACTCAATAGTAGTATTAGAAAAACTAAAGGAATGGCAAAAGGCTAGACCAGACAATAAAGACCTCAACAATTTAATCACTAAATACCTAGATATTACTTTCTATATTGTCAGACTTCAGCAGGATGCTATGGCAAAAGATATGATGATTAGTAAATACAGATTTGAAAGAAATAAAGCTAGATTAGAACTTCAGGAATTAAAAGACAAATACACACACTTAAAAGAATTAGAATTATGAAAGTAAAAGGAGAATACAATATCGATGAAGCCAACTATAATTTAAATATATCTTATGAATATTATTGGGATGATGGCAATTACTTTAATCCACCTGAAAGCGACTTAGAAATATTAGAAGTTACTTTAAATGGAATGGATATAACTGACTTTTATTGGGATTGGGTTGATGATGCAATACATTCACAGGTTTGGGATTATGCTCAAGAAAATAGAAA